AGGATTATCTTTCCTACGTTTTGCCGGTGGCCGACCCCTCCGCTCAAGTGTAATGCACTTGGGTTATGGGCTTTAGTCTACGTCCTGAACCAAAGACTAGTGGTGTTCGTAGTAGTTCTCTCACGTTTTGAATGAGTGAGTGAGGGAAAGTTCAATTATCGACACCATGCACTTCCGGCGATCCCGGTAATATATCTATGATAGCGCTTTGTGCACGCTACATTTCATTCCGCGACCTTGGTTGGAGTCGACCAAGGTTCGTTGTAACTGACTCGCGACAAACGTTACAAAATTTCAAGATGCAACTCCTATTACTACCGTGACTTATGGTGCTAACATGGATCCTACTGGATCTGTGGGTGCTACCAAAGAGGACATTTCTTTGGACCATTGGTTCAAGAGGCCTGTCCTCATACATGAATTCACGTGGTCGGAGTTATCATTCTTGAACGATAAACTTTATCCTTGGAAGTCGTTTTTCCTGGACACCCCCTCAATTAAGAACAAGCTTTTGGGCTTTTCTCGATTGAGGGCCAAACTTCATCTCAAGTTTGTCATCAACGCCACACCCTTTCAATACGGCGCGGCCTTGGTGTCTTACAGGCCTTTGGCCAAAAGTGTGACGGACCCTTCAGTCGAGCCATTCTCTGGAGGGTCCATCGGAGCGGCAGTTTCCAGTGAATCTGTTCTCATGGCACAATCCCAGAGACCATCCGGGTTCATATACCCTCAGACTTGTCAAGGTCTTGAGATGACCCTCCCATTCATTTACCCCGATTCCTGGTTCACTTTGGACAACACCGATGGTGACCTGGCGGTCAGACTTGAGTGTATGGGCCATGTGACCGTTAAGTCTTTCACCCAACTTAGGGATGCGAGCACCAACGCTTCGACCACCGTGTCCATCTCAGTTTTCGCTTATGCCGAGGACATCGAGCTATCTGGCCCCTCTCTTCAATTGCAGAGTGGTGAAGATGAGTATGATGCTCCTGGTCCGGTGAGCTCTGTGGCCACGGCAGTCTCTGTAGCCGCTGGTGCCCTCTCAAATGTTCCGGTTATCGGTCCATATGCTCGTGCGACTTCTATGATTTCATCCGTTGTGGCTTCAGTTGCTAGGGCTTTCGGTTATACAAATCCGCCAGTCCTGGCCAATTATACACCTGTCACGAATTCGTACATGCCCGCCATGGCTAACACGCAAATCTCGACGATCTCTGAGAAACTATCTTTGGACCCGAAGAATGAGCTCACTATTGACCCCTCTGTTATTGGCTATGGTAGAGATGATGAGCTGGTTCTGAAGCATTATTGTTCCAGGTCCTCATACTTGTTCAAAACCACATGGTACCCCACTGATGCTGCAGGATTCAATCTGGCCGGAATTTACGTCACCCCTGAACTTGCTCGCGTGGAAACCCAGGTTGGCGTTAGCGGGACCAACCAGTTCTTTACCTCCCAGATGACCCCGATGGCTCATGCCGCCCAGGTCTTTGACAATTGGACCGGGGGAATCAAGTTTCAATTCAAGTTCATCTGCTCTCGGTTTCACCGTGGCAGAGTCAGGATAACCTACGACCCTAGTGGGCCTTGGACCACCACAGACCCTGTTTTGCAGATTAACGAAGTGGTCGATTTGGCCTCCGCTACAGATTTCACTTTTGTGGTACCTTATATGGGTGCCGAATTGTGGAAGGAAGTCACTGGTGACCCTGTCATTGTAGACGCTAGGAATTTCGCTTCTGTGGACCAATTCATGGACCGAGGTGACCCCACCTTCCCCTATAGGTCGAGGGTTTGCAATGGCGCCATCAGGTTAGAGGTCTTGAATGAGCTCACTGCTCCGGACGTGAACCATAATATTGATATCTTGGTTTTTGTGTCTGCTGCGGATGACTTTCAGCTCGCCAATCCCAGGTCCATTGGTAATCGCAACGCTTCATTCTATTCTCCCTTCCAACTACAGTCTGGCGCTGACGAGCCCGATCCTGACCAATCTGTTATCGTGGACCGATCCAATGCCATCTCATCTGACATCAACACAGTCACCATGGGTGAGGTCGCATTATCCATCAGGGATCTCTTTCACAGGACGATCCTTCATTCGGTTTACGCACATAAGAGCGGTGTCTTCTCAACTCAGATCATAAAGAATTTTATTGGCAACACCTTCCTCCCTCGTTTTCCCAGATACCCGGGTGTGACCACTTCCGGTTATAACAAAGTAGTGGCTACTAACGGATCCACTTTGGCGTATAACATCAATGCTATGACCTATATGAACTGGTTCACCCCGTCCTTTGTTGGTTGGCGTGGCGGCGTTAGGTGGCGCCTCACACGCCCCGAAGACAGTGCCCTTCAGCGCTGCGCCATCGACACTTTGGCCATTACTCGATCTCCTGAGCCTTTCACTGGTTCTGGTACAGAAGTGATTTATGGCGCAGACTCATACAGTGACATATCGAACGATTACCTTCGCATGCACCCTACCATGGCAGGCACCGCATTTGCCGTCAGATCTATGGGTGCTGTAGATGCGACAGTCCCAATGTACACCCACAAGCGCATGTTCCCGGCCAACCCGGAACTCGCTGCACACCCAGACCTTTGGTCTTCAGATACCGATCTGGCGAATGACAACATCCGGATCACTGTAACTGGATCTACATATCTACAATATACAGAACACCTTGGCCTTATTTTGGCTTCGATCTCGGGCGGAGTAGACTTCGCTCCCATGGCCTTTGTCAATGTTCCCACCATATATTATACTATAGGAGATTTAACGCCCTCCCCCAATGATATATGACCCTGAC